ATCAGCGTGGGACTCCGTCTTTCCGAGAACCTGCATACCAATATACTCAATATGTTGACAAATTTCGTACTCATATAAGTCTCCAGGAGCTCCTTGGCAAATAATGCAAAGAAATTGATTTATGGTTCCACTAGGGTATGAAGTTCCTACAAATTGTAGTTCTACTGGAGTACAAGGACCAGAGGAAACAACTTCCATATCCCACTCTTTATCACCAACTCTTTCCATACGGGCAGTGGTTTGAGCTTGAATAAAAGTTGTATTGTAACCAGAGGCAGTAAGATGGTCTGGATGCTCAAAACCAGTGCAAACTCCATTACGATTCATAAGGGAACCAATGTATTTCACTCGAATACCATGTGAAACAACCCGTGACTGAACATTGTTGGCTACAAAGGCTGAATTAGCGTATGGAAGCTGTTGTTGAAGAACAAGGGTAGCATTAGTTGCAAGACTTAGAGACTGGGCCTCGTTAATGACAGACGTAGACGACGTCACAACAGCAGTGGTTATATCATTAGCAGTACAGTTTGCAGATGATATGTAACCAAGACCAGTGGTTCCAAGATTGAACCTACCTCGAGTGATGTTCTTAACCTTTTGAGAAGGAAGAGGATAAAGATCACAAGGTAGACAAGCTCCTTCAGGACAAACCCAAGGGTTTGTCAAACACTTAGCATAATGAGCAGAACACTCTGGCATTCTGTATGACTGTCTGATAGTAGGTTGTTTGGGGACCTTTTTCTGGGGTGGTTTTTTGGCTGCAACCTTTTTAGGTTGTTTAGACTTTGTTTGTTTGGGTGCGTTAGTGCTTTTTGGTTTGTTACTTTTAGTAATATCCATGTTACAGAGACAAATCCGTCCGATTTGTTCCAACCAACCTCCTTGGGGTACGACCCCTCGGACTAACGAAGTGGATAAAAAATTAGAAAAACCACTTCCTTCTGTTCCAGTGTAAAACTGTTCGATTTCCTCGTGTGTTAGTTCAACACAAAACTCTTTAAGGGAAGCAGAAGTTGTCTTGAGACCTCTAACATGGTTTCTGTAAATGTCGTAAACATTCTTAAAAATATGGTGTTTTGGACTTTTGTACGACATTATATACAATGAAAATACACGCGAGCAGTAATTTTCGAGAGACATTTGTTCCTCCCCATACAATAGGGAAAAAGCTAGGCGTTCTTCATTGTATAAAGGATAATAGGTGCCATTTTCAAGATGGAATGAAGCTCCAAGAAAAGAGAGAGCAGATAAGTCTTCAGTAGTGGAGACATTAAGAAACTTAATTTTCATTCCAAATTCAGTGAATATTTCTTGTAAAAAGGAAA